ACTGGTATCTCGGGACGACTGACACGGGGAAGCCTTCGCGCGGCGAGAAGGGCGACACCGGCGCGGCAGGCGCAAAGGGAGACCAGGGCGAACAGGGGCCGAGGGGCGAGACCGGCGCAACAGGCGCAGAGGGGCCTGCGGGGAAGACGCCGGTCAAGGGGACGGACTATTTTACGGAAGCCGACAAGCAGGAGATCGCTTCGGCGGCTGCCGGGTTGGTCGATCTGAGCGGGAAGCAGAACAAGATCACGGCAAGCGGCATCCTGAAGGGCGACGGCGCGGGAGGTGTCTCCGCGGCCAAAGCCGGGACCGATTACGCCACGCCCGCGCAGGTCGCGGCCAAGCAGGACGTCCTTCTCGCCTCCGGTGCGGCCGTCGGGGACCTGATCAAGGTAAAGGCGGTGGACGCCAGCGGGAAGCCGACGGCGTGGGCGGTGGCCGTGGCGGGCACGGACTACCTAACGGAAGCGCCCGTGACGAGCGTGAACGGGGAAACCGGAGCTGTCAAGGTTCGCGAAGTGCCCGCTGTCACCACCGCTGATAATGGAAAATTCCTGCGTGTTGTTTCCGGTGCATGGGCGGCTGTAGAGATCGCAAATGCAAATGGAGGTAGCTTCTGATGGCTGAATATTTGACGAACACAACCGACCTGACAAAGGTTGCATCAGCTATCCGGGAGAAAGGCAGCACATCTGACCCGCTGGTCTATCCGGACGGATTTGTGACAGCCATTCAGGCCATTCAGACCGGTGACCCGCTGCATATTGTCGTTACGACCAGCGCGGGCGCAACAGTTACAGCTACAAAGGGTAGCAAGACGGTTTCTGGGACGGCGGATGCGAGTGGAAACTGCACGTTGATAGTCGACGAGGTTGGAACATGGACGGTAACAGCAGCGACAGCAAGCACAACAAAGACGGCAGATGTTGTGGCTGGGACAACTAATGTCGATTTGGCCATGATCGACCCCGTGTTCGGAAATAACAGCTGGGCTGCAATTATTAAGGCCTGTCAAGAGAAACAAGTTCCCAAAACATGGAACGTCGGCGACAGCTGCAACATGACAATTAACAACAAGACCTACGCAATCGACATTATCGGCAAGAACCACGACGATTATGCCGACGGCTCGGGCAAGGCTCCGCTGACGTTCCAGATGCACACGACCTACGCGACGCAGTACAAGATGAACGGCGCAGAGTATAACAACTGCGGCTGGAAGAACTGCCTGGTGCGGACGTCCAACGCGTTCCCGGCGCTGAAGAAGGTGATGCCGGCGGAGGTCGTGGCCGCGCTGAAGACCGTGACAAAGAAGACCACGGCAGGCGGCGCGAGCTCGGCCATCGACACGACGGAGGACACGCTGTTCCTGCTGTCGGAGATCGAGGTGCAGGGTACGCGGACGCATTCCTACGCGGGCGAGGGCACGCAGTACGCGTATTACCAGACGGCCGCGAACCGGAAGAAAAACCGCGCGTGGTATCTGCGCTCGCCGAGGATCAGCAGCACCAGCTGCTTCTGCAGAACGGGATGGAGCGGTGAAGCGGACTGGAGCGTCGCGTCCGAGGTGGACGGCATCGCGGCGGCATGGTGCTTTTAAGGAAAGGAGAGACAGGGAGAGGCAATGATCTATCTGAAGGTACAGGAGAATGAATATCCGGCATACATCAGCGGAAGGCTGATCGACCGCGACTGGGACGGGCGGGCGTCCAAGTCCATTACGCTGACGATGACGCACGCGCAGGCCCGATCACGGATCACCGCGACGGGACGCTGACGGTCAAGGCAGAAGGGAGAAAAACATGGACACCAAGACCATCATCGTTACACTCGTCTGCGCCGTCCTCGGCTCATCCGCGCTGACGGCGGTAGTAAACGCCGTCGTCAGCGCGATACAGAAAAAGCGCGGCAAGGCCACAACGCAGGAGGCTCATCTTGCGGAGATAGACAGAAAGCTCGGGAAAATGCAGGAGCATCAAGACGAGCAGTATCTGGCGATCCTCCGGCTGACCATCATGTCAGAGGAAATGCCAATGGCCGAGCGCCTGATCGCCGGGCAGAAATACGTCAAGCTGGGCGGAAACGGCGACGTAAAAAAGTTTTTGCACCAGCTGGAGGCGCAGTGCGAACATAGCAGTGCACAATAAATTGGGAGGCAGATATGCGGGTAAAAGGCAAGTGGAGCAAGGGCGAAATGGCGCGAACCATTGTTGTGTATCTGCTCCAGCTCATCACGACGGTAATTGTCTGGGCCTGCGCTCTGAAAACCGTAGCCGTCCTAATTGCAGTCATCCGCAGCCCGGAGCTCGGCGCGTCAGTCGACCTGTCCGACGTACTCGGCTTTACCGGCTGGGCAACCATCACAGAGCTTGGCCTGCTTGCCTTCAAGCGGGTTTTTGCAAAGAAAAATGAAACAGTCGAATAGCGAAAGGAGTAATTACTTATGGACTACACGCAAATCATCTCGGCAGTGATCGCGCTCATCAGCGCGCTCGTCTCGGCGTTTCTGATCCCGTGGCTCAAAACCAAGATCGACGCGGATAAGCTGCAAACGCTCCGCACATACGTTGAGATCGGCGTAAAGGCGGCAGAGCAGCTATACACCGCGACGGACGGCGCGGCGAAAAAGGCGTATGTTGTGAACTTCCTCGCCGAGAAGGGCATTCAATTTGATGTGGAAACGATCGACAAGCTGATCGAGGCCGCCGTGCTGCAGCTGCACCACGAGCTGTACGGGAGTGAGCGGGCATGAGTATCAAAATTGGTCAGGCCAGTCTTGGAGAAACCGGCGGCTGGAACCAGCAGCCCGGCAACCAGACCGGGCGGGAACTGAATATCTCGCGCTGGTACAACGGGCGCTGGCTCGGCGTCCTGCGCTATAAGGACCGCAAAAAGGCCGAGCGGGCCGCGCAGACGTGCGAGGCAGCGATTAAAAACCGGAATATCGGTTACGACATGAGCGACCGGAACACGGCGTATGAGGCCGCCAGAGCCGTCGGATGGGACGTGAGCAAGATCACAAAGCCCGTCGAAACGGACTGCTCCGGCCTCATGACGCTCTGCGCCGTGGCTGCAGGCTGCGCGCCGGTCGAAGCGCTCTACCGTCGGCAGGGCAACAGCTGCACGACATACTGCATGCTGCACGATTGGCCCGCAACGGGAGACTTTGATCTGCTGACCGGCAGCAAGTACCTGACGACAGACGCCAATCTCCTGCGCGGCGACGTGCTGGTAAGCTCGGGCCATACCGTGATGGCCCTCGAAGATGGAAAAAATGCAGAGGAGGAGACTGAGATGGTAGAAAAGAGCAAAATCATCGTGGACGGCAAGGAAGTCGCCGTTGAACGTATCCTGAAAGACGGCACGAACTACGTCAAGGTCCGCGATATCGCCGCTGCGCTGGATCTCGAAGTCAGCAACAAGGGCAATATCGCTGTGCTGAAGCACAAGGAAAAGTAAGCTCTGCCAGGACGGCGGGCCGAAGGGAGTGACGAAAGCATAACTGCGCGACTGGCTCTGCCGAAGGAGCTGGAACACCTCACGCGCAGCGACTGGGAGCGCGTCACTGACGAGGGCATACTGGATCAGATCGATCAGCAGATCGTGAAGCTTTATATCGTGGGCAGGCTCCCGCAGATGGACGCGGCCAGTGAGATCGGCGTCGACCGCAAAACCATCTCCCGCCGCCTGCCGCACATCTACAATATCGCCCGCCGCCTGGTAGGGAAAACGGACAAAGAGAAAGCGCCATGAGCAACGGCTCATGGCGCTTTTTCTATGCCCACATGTCCCACAAATGGTACACAAATGGTACACAAATGCCCCCCAGCGGGGACGGGGAAACGCTAGAATGGTAGCAGAAAGGGGCGATACCGCATGGCGTACAACCCGTACACGGGCCGCTGGGAGATGGACGGCGCGCAGCAGATCCAGCTGCAGCCCATGCCGCGGCCGCAGGGCCCGCAGCTGCCGCCGCAGCCGCCGAAGCTCGGCGTGCTGACCGTGGCCAGCGAGGCCAGCATCAACAACCTGCAGATGCAGCCGAACGACAACGCGCTCGCGCTGCACGAGACCGAGAACCTGCTGTACTACATCCGCACGGACAGCATGGCGGCCAAGACCATCGCGCGGTTCCGGATCTTCCCGGAGCCGACAGAAGAGGAAAAGGCGGCAAACCAGCTGCAGGAGCAGCTGAAACAGATCACGGCCGGCCTGCAGAGCATGGCCGGGAAAATCGAAGAACTGGAGGGAAAGCTCAATGCAAAATCCGATTATGGCCCTGATGGGCGGAAACGGCGGGGGAAACAAGCTGCTGAACGGTCTGCTGCAGACAGCGAAGACGACGCTGCAGGGGCAGAGCCCGCAGATGGTGCTTAGCTTCCTGGCCTCGCAGCCAGGCTTTGAGGCGTGGTTCGAGGCAAACAAAAACAAGACGGTCGGCGAGCTCGTCGGCCAGATCGGCAAGTGATACCGCGCGAAAGCGCCTATCAAATTTCATTCCACCCAGAAAGGAGGGAAAACCATGGATAAGGATTATGGCTTCGGCGGATGGGGCATTGTCATCCTGATCGCGCTGTTCTTCCTGCTCTTCGCGGGCAGAGGCTTCGGCGGCAGCGGCGAGAGCTCCCCGGCGACCCAGGCCGACGTGCAGCGCGCGACGGACTTTGCAGCCCTCGAGCGCCAGAACAACGAGGGTGTCGCGGCAACGCGCCAGAGCGCATACGACGTCACCAGCGCCGTCAAGGACAACGCCTACAACATCCTCGGCGAGCTGCGCGATTTGCAGTCCGTCACGGAGAGCGGCATCTCTGTGCAGCAGAAGTGCTGCTGCGACATTCTCCGCGCGATCGACGGCGTCAACTACAACTCCAGCATCAACGCGTGCGAGATCAAGACGGCCATCCACGCCGAGGGCGAGGCGACCCGGACGCTCCTGCAGCAGCAGGAGAACCAGCGTCTGCGCGACGAGCTCGCGCAGAGCAGAGCCGCGAACAACGACTACATGCAGTCGCAGTACATCCTCGGCCAGCTGGGCAGGTACTACCAGAACCCGCCCTGCAATCCGTGCGGCTGCGGCGGCTGACGCGGACCCATCCTGATATAGCTATCCGGGGCATAATGCCCCTTCACATAAGCCCAAACGGAAGGAGTAATGAAAATGGCTTGTAATAACGGCAATGGAAATCGGGCGTATCAAAAATCCTGCGTCCGATATTTTAATAACGCGCCCCAACTGCTCGCGGCAGACAGCGAAAACGTGCTGACGCTGGCCGGGGCAAAGGTCGTCAATTCCGGTTCGTCCATCCAGGTCGAGCCGCAGAGCTACGACACGGTCAAGATCGGCCTGTATCATCTGGCCGCAGATGCGGTCATCGCGGCGACGGCCGCGGGCGTCCTGACCCTGCAGTGGTACATGGACGGCGTCGCGCTGCCCTGCACGCTCAAGCGCGTCACGCTGCCGGCATCCGGCAATGCGGAGATCCACACGGAGACGGATCTGGAGCTGTCCGGGTGCTGCTGCTGCGTCAATCATACATTCACGCTCGTGGCGACGACCGACAGCACGGCCGCAGGCTCCGTGATCGAGCTTTGCACGGGGCTGCTCAAGCTCGCATGAGGTGCTATCATGCAGGCGTATAAAGACAAACTCCACGCCGCGCTGCGGGAGATCGCGGAGTGCCCGGTGTCCATGCGTACGGTCGAGCAGGCCGCAGCAGTCACAGATCTGCTGTGCCGGCTGGATAAGCTCGAGGACCACGACGAGCCGGAGACGGCCACATTTGATCGCGAAACGGCGATGCAGTGGGCAGCAAACATGCAAAACGCCGACGGCACGGCAGGCCCGCACTGGACGATGGAACAGACAACGGCCGTGGCCGAGAGCATGGGCATTCAGGCGCCAGCGGTCCCGCGCTGGGCATGGGGCGTGACCATGAACATGATGTACTCGGACTACTACCACGTCGCCGTAGAGTTCGGCCTCAACCGCCCGGAATTCTACGCCGCGCTGGCAAAGGCGTTTCTGCTCGATAAAGACGGCCCCGGCCCGGAGCGGAAGCTGATGGAGTATTACGAGCATATCGCAAGGAGCTGAGAACACAGAAAAGGGACTGGACACAGAATAAACACAGTTTGCAAATTTACATTGAAAATACAGTGTTTTTTCAGAGTTCGAGTCTCTTCAGGTCCACCAAAGATAAAGACGCAGGAATTTAAATTCCTGCGTCTTATTTTTTATCTTTTTAGGTAGAATAGCAGTTAAAAGACGGATTATTTATGATTGAACAAAACCTTTTGCGAAAATTGCAAGGTAGCAAGACATAGCATATCCTAGCACGAAAATACACGGGCATGAACACAGTGACCGACACAGTAAAAAAGTGCAATTAAAAGGCCGCGTCCATCTGGGCGGCGACTTTATCAATGCGGGTATCGAGGATGTCGGTGTAGATATCCATGGTGGTGGAGAGCTGCGCGTGGCCGAGGAATTTTTGAGCGAGTTTGAAGTCCACGCCGGCCTCGTAGAGCGCGGTCGCGTAGCCGTGGCGGATCTCATGAGGGGAGACGGTGATGCCCGTGCGCTTGCGGTAGGCGTCGAATTGATCGGTGACGTACCAACCGGGGAGCGGACTTTTTCCGCCGTCGTTGGAAAAGATATAGCCGTGCTCCTTTTGCGGAAGCGCAGCGGCCAACGCTGGGAGCAACGGGACGGGGCGGATGCCGGCGGCAGTCTTCGGCTCCTTGATCTGGGGCGTCGGACCGGTATGGTAGACGCTGCGGCGGATGTAGATCCGGCCCTTCTCCCGGTCGATATCCTCGTAACGAAGGCCCTCGGCCTCGCCGCGGCGGCAGCCGGTATAATAGATCAGGAAGGCAAACAGGCCGAAGTCGTCGTTTAGGTTGTCCTTGATCTTCTGGATCTGATCAGCGGGCGGCGCGTGGCGGCGCTTCTGCGGAAGGTTCTTTGGAAGAAGAACTGCCTGCGCAGCGTTAAAAGAGATGTAACCTTCGCGCTGGGCTTTATTCAGGATCTGTCGGATGATCTGGCGCTGGGTGATAACGGTCTTCTTTGCGTGTGTCTTGGCAAACTGGTTGATGTACGTCTCAACCTCTTTGCTTGTGATCGTGGCGACATCCTCCGGGCCAAACTGCGCGACGGCGCGCTCATAGGCAGGGGAATAATTGCGCAGGGAATTCGGCGCAAGCGTTGGCTCGATCTCGTTCCACCAGGCGTGGGCGACGTCGGAGAACGGGACGGTCTTTGGCTTCTCGGCTTCAGCGCGGTATGCCTTGATCTTGTTCCAGACTTCGCGGTCTGTCTTGCCGCGAAACGCTTTGCGCTTGCCGTTGACTGTGATGATGGATTCATGCAGGCCGTCCGGCCTGACATAATATTTGGGAATTGGCATCGTAAAACCTCCAAGAATACCGCTCCGGCGCTGGGCCGGGGCGGTTTGATTTATGCGCGGAACCAGCCGATCGATGGGCTGAGCACGTCGACCACAAGCGCAAGGGCACACAGCAAAAGAATACCCAAGAGGATGAGAGTCACAAGTCGGTGCATGTGCAGGGACTTCTGCTGCTGGGCAAGCTGCGCACGAAGGGCCGCGCTCTCGGCGCGGAGTTTTTCAGCATCGGAAGACTCGGCAGGATCGGCAGGCGGGACGCCGAAATGCTCATCCAGTGATACGCCGAGGGATGCGCAAATCGGGCCGACGGTATTAATGTACGGCTTCGTAGTCTCGCCGCGCAGGAATTGGCTGACGGCATTGACGGATACGCCGGATTCGTCAGCGATATCCTGATTCGTCTTATGCGGCTGCATGGTGTCCTTTGCTTCGCGGCATGTTTCCCACAATTTTTCTGACAAAAACCATCCCTCCATATATAAAAACCACACCTGTGGCAGTAAGATTTCAGAAAAACCTACGCTGAAAACCAACCCGACAGGTTTACAAACCCAACCAGCGTATGCCATGCTTCAGATACAGACGGCTCCCGGTCGCCTGCGCAAGCAAAAGCCCGCGCCGTTGTTCGGCCAGCGGCGCGGGCGACGCCTACCTATATCTTACAACTTTCGGGAGGCACGAACAAGAGGCAAAGATTAACAAAAAATGAACGCGGTTTTTGTGGAGAAATGGAGACGGGAATGGAAAAGACGATGGAACAGATTGAAAACATTTTAGAGCGGGCCACACTGGATCAGCTGAAAATCATCCTGCGATTCCTGCGGCACATCATAAAATAAGCGCCGGAACGGGAAACCGTTCCGGCGGGAGCATTAGGGCTTGCATTTTGAACAGGCAGTGTATCCGGCCTTTTCTGCCTCAATACGGATCGTGCGCTCAATGTCGTGCCCGCTGATTGCGCTGCAGCTTCGCAGGTGATATTTGCTGCCGGAAGGGGTTATCCAAACGGGCCGGGAATCATATTCAGAGAGTGGTTCTTCTGAAACACTTTCGGATTTGTTTTTCTCTGTATTGGAAGAAACCCCGGCCCCAGCACGGAAACCGGCATTATAAGCTTGCGAGCGTTCGGACTCGAGAATGTGGGCTGCAGGTGTTGAATTGCTCCCAACGTAGATACAGAAAGTAAGCACCAACGCGAACATGGTAAGAATCGAGAAGCCGCGGAATTTCCGGAACTTTCGGTTGGACTTTTCTAATTCGCTGCGAACGAAGGTGACGTATTTCTCACTTTCGGATTTATCCTTGGTAGCTTGCTCGCGAAGATCCTCACGAGATTTCAATATATTCTGCAAGTAAGACTGATCGTCAGCATACAACTGCTTGTCATACTCGTAACGCTTCGACGGTGAGGAAAGAATCGCGTACGCTTCATTCAGCTGCTTAGACTTCACTTCTGCGACATAAGGGCTGCCGTCGAAGACATCAGGATGGAAGAATTTCATCTGATCCCGATATGCGGTTTTGATTTGGTCGAATGTGGCGTATCTTGGGACGCCGAGGATATCGTAATATGTCATGTGGAGGTATACCTTTTAGCGCGTGGACTGTTTTGAACCGGAGATCACAATAAAGCCCGTGCAGAGAATTTCTACGATAAAATACGCGACAGCGCAGATAAGGTACAGCGTTAAAAGCTTCGGCTCTTGGCAATGAACAGCGGAGAAAATAGAGGCAATCCAAATCGAAAGATGAGCTAGCCATGCAATCACTGGAGCGGGTTTGTCGAGAAAGAATACAACAGCTGCAATCAAAAAGGAGAGAAACGGTGACAATCCGAGCATGGTGAGCGGCGCGAAAATGCAGGCAACATGACCGATTTCAAGGAAAAAACTGAAAATTCGGGATAGAAAACTAACACGGCCCATGGTGCGCATGAAACGTCTCACAGCAAAACCTCCATTCCAAATTGTTACTTTTATTGTAAAGCAAGAATTCGCCAATCTCAAACCGCAATGTTTCACAAATTTTGTATGCGAAAGTTGTAGAAAAAGAACACCGGAAGCAGTTATTTGCTTCCGGTGATTTTTTTTGCGTATTCGAGGATGTTGTCCCAGAACTCCGGGGGCATTTCGAGGGCGGCTGCAATGCCGCGTTTGCGTGTGGATTCGTCGGCTTCGGCCAGAACGTCGGTAAACATCAAGGCCATGCGCTCGTTTTCACTGCGCTGGACATACATTTCCCCTTCGCCGTCCTCCAACCATGCGAGGGAGACGTTGAACTCCCGGCAGATATCCGAGATTGTGCGGTCACTGGGCATTTTTGAACCGGAACAAACGGCGGACACGAACGGCTGGCTCAAGTTGATGGTTTCGGCAAATTTCGTTTTTGTGATACCAAGGTCTTTGATTAAATAAGCGATTCGATCGTTGATTGTATTCAAGCTTTTCACCACCTTCTAGCCACAAGGTAACACAACGGAAATGAAATGTCAAGAAAAAATATAACCAAGGAATGAAATTATGCTTGACAACGGTTCTGAGGTATGCTAACGTATAACCAAGGAATGAACCGAGCGAGGTGAGAACAATGTCAGAGGAACAGAAGAAGCAGGTCGAGGGTGTGCTGCATGAGATGAAGCACATGAACCCGCAGCAGATCGAGGTCATGATCGCCTATATGCAGGGCGTGGCTACGGCGGCGAAGCTGATGAACGAGAAGAAGGAGGCGTGAGGGGATGCCAAAGCTGACGCAAGCTGAGAAATATCTTGCTAAAAGAATCCTTTTGGAAGAGGCCGATAGAACCGAAGAGAACGGCCGGAAGTGGGCCGAGGCCGCAGAGGTTGGGGTAAGAACAGCAGAAGAACGGACGAAATTCCGCGAGGTAGCGGCATACCAGTACAAAACGGCTGAGAAAATCCGAGGAATCGTCGGGAAGATCGAGAGCGAGAAAAAGAATAAACCAAGCGAGGCGAGATCAATGATGAACATACTGGATCTGGAACCGCAGCAGTGGATCCGCGAGGAGCATATGCGCGCGACCGCACCAAAGGCGCTGGCGCTGGCCGAGCGGGTGCTGGAAGCAGCGACTGAGCTGAACGCGACCCTGAAAGACATCGAGGATGCACAGAGATATCTGAACTGTTGGGTGACAGAGTTCCGAGACGGAACAGACGCGCAGACGATCCGCGCATACAGGCGGGACTTTCTTGAAGGGCCGCGGGCAGAGGAAGCGATGCGCTGCGTGTCGGAATGGCGTCAGTCCGAAGAACGAAGAAGGGGCAGGCCGGGATAAAGACGCTGGAACAGGGCTTCGGCCCGGGTGCAGCAGGAAAGGCACTCTGGATCGTTTTCGGAGTTGTCACATGCGGCGAACTCAAAACCGGGCGGTTTTGGGCATTGGGTGAAGTTAAAGTAGACCGTTTCTGTCCTGCCGTGAACAGGACAGTAGATCGGAACTGGCTTATCGATGGAGCCGGAATACTGCATTTCTAAATCAAGTCTATCAAAAATATCCATGAAAATCTCCTGCGCATCGCTTCCCGCATCAAGGATAGCACAGCGCAGGGGAAAACGGCAAGGGGGAAAGCATTATGCCGAGAGAGCTGGAAGGATACCGGCCGCAGCTGGAGCTGCTGACGGATATGTTTCCGGGACGGGCGGCGATCGGGATCACGGAATGCCAGGCGGCGCTGGGGATCGACCGGCGGACGCTGCTGGCCGACCGGCGGTTCCCGGCCCGGCACATCGGGAACAAGTACACGGTGTCGCTCACGGAGCTGGCACGATGGATGGTGCAGAGATAGGAGGCTGAGCCATGGCGAAGGTAAAGACCTACACCCTGACGCTGGATGCGCAGGAGCTGCATGACCTGATCGAGGCGGCGCTGGTGTGTGAGTGCCAGGCGGCGCAGATCATAAACGGACTCAAGCGCAAGGGGCTGGACATGGACGCGCAGAAGCTCGTGACACAAAACGCCCGTCTAGCGCGGCTCGTCAAGCGGATGCAGGAGACGAAGGAGGAAACAGCATGACAAATTTCGGGAAGACCGTGCGCAAGCGGCTGATCGATCTGGACAAGACGCAGGACTGGCTGGCCGCGCAGGTTAGGGGGACAGGGATCCCCTGCGACAAGACGTATCTCAGCAAGATCCTGAATGGAGCCCAGAAGGGCAAGCAGGTCAAGGCTGCAATCGAGAAGATTCTGGATCTGGAAGGGGGTGCGCTGGGTGGATGAGCTCAAGAAAAAAACGATCGCCGCACTGGAACAGCAGTTGCAGCTGCTGGCCCAGAACGGCGGATCGCCTGCCGGAAAGGCAGAAACGTGCAACGCAATCACGGTCCTGACTGCGCTGCTGCATGAGCTGCGGCAGTTTTAAACGAGAGAAAAGGAGAAGAACGATGAGAACCAATCTTGCAGAGCGGCTCGGGTATGAGCCGGAGGAAGAGACCAGGGAGCGGCAGGAGCGGCTGCTGGAGGAGCTGCGGTACCGGGAGGCCATGCGGCGGGTGGCGAAGACCTGCTGCGTGTGGTTGGGCGGCGCGGCCTTTGTGCTGGCGGTGATTGCCGGGTACGCAGAGATGACCGACGCCTGCGTCGCAACCGGCGCGATCGCGCTGGGCCTGACAACCTACGGGATCCTGTGATGGACGAACCAAAGATCCCGGTCGAGCTCCGGCCGGATCAGCTGGCAGACATCATCGACGCCGTCCTGGCTTTTGCCGATGACTGCGCCAACGATCGGGAGATCCTGCAGAGCATGCCGCGCGTCGACCGGGATACGGTCGAAGACCTGCTGCAGCGAGAGACGGCGCTGCAAACGCTCGCGGCATGGCTGCAGCACGTACAGGAGGAAGCGGAGTGAATTATTTTGCGCCGCGCATGCGGCCCATCCCGCCGACCTGCGGCCGGAACTGCCCGGACCGAAGCGGCACATGCCGCGCCGGGTGCTGCACCTGGACGCTCTACGAGAGCATCCGGAACCACATCTACGACGTCAACCACCGTGACAGGGACAGCCTGCAGCCCGATCTTGCAGCGGGAAAGCAGATGGTCCATGCCGACAACCAGATAAGGAGGCGCAAACACATTGCGAAATAGCATCGACTACCCCGGCGAGCGGGCACCGCGGCGCCCCGCCGTGATCGCACAGGCCGGATATACCGGCCAGAACCACTTTTCCGTTACATATGGAGACCAGAAAGTGACCGTCCGCGCCGAGGATGGCTATGCGGCCCTTTTCACCGCAGCCAAGCACTGGGGCTATAAATTTACCCGCCCGGAGTACCATCAGAACGCCCGTGCGACCAAGCTCCACTACACGCCGGACACACGGCCGGGGGCGCTGATATGAGGTTCGTGTGTGATGCCTGCCAGGATATCACGAACATCGAGGCCGACCGGATGGAAATCCAGGGCGACAAGCTGATGGTGTACAGCCGCGGGCGGCTGGTCTACGTGGCGGATCTGGGGCAGATCATGCTGGCGAAGCTGACGCCGGGGAGGGAGGAAAAACCATGACAGACAAGTCCATCCTGCAGGCGCTGCGGTGCTGCGCAGAGGGCGAGTGCAAAGACTGCGCCATGCATGAGGATAAGCAGCGCTGCCAAGAGAATTTATTGGACAAAGCCGCTGAAGCCATCGAGCGCCTGACCACCGAGAACGCGGCGCTGCGGGAGAAGCCGAGGTGGATTCCGGTGGCGGAGCGGCTGCCGGAAAGAGATGTTCAAGTACTTGGATGGTACAAGGACAATCCATTTTCACAGTATCGACCTGGGGTTGTGGCGTGGAATGGGAACGGTTGGGTTTTTGTATATGCGCATAGGTATGTTACCAATGTCACCCACTGGATGCCGCTGCCGGACGCGCCGGAGGAAGGAGAAAAGGTGTGAAGTGCAAAACATCTGATTACTTTGCTTGAAGATGGCGAAGGAGCGCGAGGCATGGTGGAGAATACGATCAAGTCAAAAGCGCGGGTGAAGAAATTCGGCGAGGTATTTACACCTGCGTGGATGGTTAAGCACATGTGTGATTTGCTGGATAAGGAAAACGACGGTCATGCGTTTGACATTGAGAAAACATTTATTGAGCCATGCGGCGGAACTGGCAATTTTGCAGTGGAGATCATAGGAAGGAAGCTTGCAAAATGCACGACGGCAGAAGATGTTCGAACAGCGGTCGCATCATATTACACCATCGAAATACAAGATGACAATGTGCAGGAATGCCGCGCAAGAGTGGAAGCTCTTGTGCATGAGAGATTCCAAGACGTGCAAGTGATGGACATACTCGAAAGAAACATCGTGCAGGGCGACTTTTTGCACCCAAAGGGAATTTGGTTTATGGAGGAAGGAGGCAAGGCATGAGTAAAGCTGTCTTGATCAGCATTCGCCCGGGATGGTGCCAGAAGATCATGGCAGGGCGGAAGACCATTGAGGTGCGCAAGACGCGCCCGAAGATGAACCCGCCGTTTAAGTGCTACATCTACTGCACGCAGAGCGCTGATATGCTTTGGATTTTGAATGAAAGGGAACGGTCTCTCTGTCCTGATAAAATAGCGGATGTTTTCAAGGCTGCTAAATGCGGCGGAGCATATCGGGGAAATGGCAAAGTCATCGGAGAATTTCTGTGCGATGAGATCATCAACATTAACGGCGCGGGAAGGATCCCGTCGGATGCTGCGCGGCCAACCTGCCTAGAGCCTGCGGAGCTGCACCGGTATCTCGGAGCTGCCACCGGCTTCGGCTGGCACATCTCAGATTTGCGCGTTTACGATCACCCGCGCGAACTGCGGGAATTTTACGCTGTGCCAAATGAGGTAGAGGTGGCGCTCAAGGCAAAACCCAAGCCGGTCACCCGCCCGCCCCAGAGCTGGCGGTATGTGGAGGAAGAACTATGGAACGACTGACTGAAAAGCACTATCTCGCGGAAGACCACTACATGAAATGCTCGGAAGACTGCAACGTGGATATGGATTGCGTGGATTGCCCTGCGTTTGACAAGCTAATTGAGCGCCTAGCGGCCTACGAGGACACGGGGCTGACGCCGGAGGAAATCAAGGCTCCATTTACGGAGGACACGATGATAAATCTGGCAGCGCAGGCGCTGGGCGTGGAGCCTAGCCTCCTCCGCAAGCTTGCCGAGGCCGACAAGGACGGGCGCGTGGTCGTGCTGCCGTGCAGGCAGGGAGATGAACTGTGGACATACTGCAATCACCCGGTTAAGCGGGTATATAGTTTTACCGTATCGGACGTGAGCACGCTGAACGGGCGGACTGTGCTGAATACGCTAGGTCTCGGGACGATCAGACCAGAGGACATCGGCAAAACCGTATTTTTGAGCCGCGAAGAAGCCGAGAAGGATTTGCAGGAAATGGAGGGCAAGAAGGATGGCTGATTATATCCGGCGCGAGGATGCGCTATTTGCGTTACGGAAAGCAGAACGCGGTGGAAGCATGACGGCACTAACACGGTTGGAACGCGCATATGCCGAAATTCGGGAAATGCCCGCCGCCGACGTTGCGCCGGTGGTGCGGTGCAAGGACTGCAAGTACAGTAAGTATGCAGCGTGGTGCGAGGGATATGCGTGCTGCAGAACAGTTGGAGAGTATCATCACGCAGATTTTGGATGCACCGCCGGAGAACTGCAAACAAACGGAGTTACAGAATGAGCGGCCTGCGGTTTGCTCGTGGGAGCGCGAAAGGAGGAAAGCTGATGCGGGATTGCTGTTTTACATGCAAAAATCTGGAATACAGAAAGAACTACGTTTATCCGTATCGGTGCTTGAAGCACAAGGCAGAACGGTTCTCAGAGGATGAATGTCTTAGACGGGTAATGGAAGTCTATAAGTGCGACAAGTACGAGGAAGCAGATTTGGATGACTATTGCAGTCGGGGCGAGAAGAAGGGCGCTACAGAATGAGCGGACTGCGGTTTGAGAGCATGGCGGACATGCCGCCGAGGATGCGGGAGGCTTACGCGCGGCAAATGCGCGACATTTCAGGCGCTGCGGCGCCAGCTCCCATTCACAAGGGGAGCCATGGGAAGACGAAGTACGGCAGCCGGAAGGATACGCGCGGCGAGCTGCGCTTCGCCAGCCGGAAGGAAGCCCGGCGCTATGACGAGCTGATGGTCATGCTGCGGGCCGGGATCATCTCCGACCTGCGGCTGCAGCCGCAATTCACGCTGCAGGAATCTTATGTGACAGAGACCGGAGAGCGGATCCGCGCGGTCCGGTACACGGCGGACTTTTCCTACCGATTCGGCGGAAAGCTGGTCGTCGAGGACGTGAAGTCAACCGCCACGCGGACCAAGGAATATATGCGGAACCGCAAATTCATGCGGTCCAAATTCGGGATCGAGATCCAGGAGGTCTAACATGCCAGAAAAAAGCGAGAGCAGCCCGCGCGAGGCATGCGGGCTGCCGAAGCAGGGCAATGCCTGTCCGTATGCAAAGCTCGCGCCGGATCTTTGCGAGCGGTGCGGCTGGAACCCGGATGAGCACGCGCGGCGGCAGGCGCTGCCGCTGACCGAGAACGCCGACGGGCTGCGGCACAAGGATATCAGTCAGCCCGAGGACTAAGACCAGCAATCAGCCGGGGAACCATATTTTTTCGGACTTTGGCCGCGGCCGCTCCGCCATGAGACGGCTGCGGGAGGATCACCCCGGCTCTGCACCCGGCCCGCGACACCTCAAGCCCGCGGGCCGGGGATAAAAAGCGCGTGTGGAACGTGCGCGCGGATGGGAACCGTCAACGTTACCCCACGCCGGGTGTCGGGATCGCCCGGCGGCATCGTGTTACCTCCTTATGGAAAGCTGCCTGAGCAGACAAGGGCAGCTCGTCTGCGGCGACAGGGGGACGCGCAGGCGCAGGCGGTGCAAGCCCGCCCTGCATAGGGGCCGGGAGACCGGCCCCTGACGAAAGGAGAATGGAAATGTCACACGTAGTCGATCTGACGGGCACGGATTTTGGATATTTGCACGTCATCGGGCGGGATACCAGCAAAAAAGGAGACAGGGCACGCTGGATCTGCCGGTGTAAATGCGGGACCATCTGCAGCAAGGACGGCAGATACCTCCGGAACGGGCATGCAAAAAGCTGCGGCTGCTTCCGGAAAGAACGCGCGGCCACGCTCGTCACCAAGAGGGATCCAGCCAAAAAGCCAAAAGCCGAACCGAAGAAGAAAAAATTCGGCCGCGGCCCGCAGCGGGCAGGCTCCGGGATCTGTTACAACCCACTCTGCCCGACGCGCAACAACTACCGCGGCGCCTGGAGCTGCACCGAGTGCCGCTTCTGCCCGGAACGCAAATTTGCCCGCCAGTCGAGGCGGGGAGTACTTACAATTTGAAGGGAGAATCGCAATGGGAAAGATCATGGAGCTGTTTTATGGCGAGCTCGGCGGATTCCAGACGTCCATGGAGGATGCCGGCTGGTACGTCGAGTTCCGGGATGAGAAATATCCGCCGCGCGTCACTATGGACCAGCTGACGCCTCCGCTGTTTGAGATGACGGCTGACGGCCCGAAGGAAAACGAGCCCGCCTGCATCCAGGTCATCGGCACGCCGGACCTGCGCGTCGTAACCACAGGCAAACTGCAGATCGGGAAGAAGGATCTCAACAAGTACATCAACACCGCCCAAAAGCTCCTGCAGCTCTATCTGCACGGATTTATGCAAGAGCGCAAGGAAATGGAGGCGGCGCAGAATGACTGAAACAGCGAAAATCTATCGAGCCGCAATCGAGGTATTCGGCGGCGATATGCAGGTCGCTGTAGCCATCGAAGAGATGGCAGAGCTGACAAAGGAGCTGTGCAAGGCGCAGCGGGTGACGTTTGCAGCTCGGGGCGGCCTCGGGGATGGATTGATCGACAACCACGACGAGATCGCCGAGGAGATCGCGGACGTGCAGATCGCGCTGGAAGAAATGATGCTGCTGTTCGGTGTTCCGGTGGAAGTGCAGATAGCCAGAAGGCAAAAGCTTGCTCGTCTGGAAATGCGGATCGAGAAGGCTAGAGAGGAACGCGGGGACAATCGTGAGCATACCGCACATTGGGAAGACCCGGGCCAGAAGCGGGATCTGTGGTATGCAAAGCTGAATGGGCCGGGGCCAGATCCCAAAGGAGCGCGCGGTGCGTGGGGGCACTGCCCAAAATGCGGGGCATCAGATTGCGAATGGGACGCTGAGACAGACGTATGCACATGCAAGGCATGCGGATACACGAACTGACCGTTGAAACTGTGGCCGGAATTTCCGGCCACGCTTTGAGCGGGCAGATAGCCCGAAGCCTATGGGCACAGAAAGGAGAACAAAAATGCAAAAGTACATCGGAACAAAAATGGTAGAGGCGGAGAGAACAGAAAATGGGTACCGAGTGCGGTATGAGGACGGGTATGAGAGCTTTAGCCCAGCAGATGTGTTTGAAAAGGCGTACATGCCGCTTTTGGCGAACAGATGCTTGAAAACCGAGAAACCGAGTATCAGTCAGAGGATGGTTGATGATTTTATCGCATTCCATGAGGTGAAAAAGCTCGGAGGAAAAACGACCGTCGTAAGGGCTGTGCTTAGAAATGGCTTTGAAATCGTTGAAAGTTCGAGCTGCGTGAGCGCGGAGAACTACGACGAGATGATGGGCGAAGCTATCTGCATGGGAAAAGTGAAAGACAAGGTGTGGATGTTGCTCGGGTTCTTGTTGCAGACGGCAGTAAATGGTACCCGCGGCGCCGCGACATGTCCGGCTGATCGTTGAACGCATGGCCGGAATTTCCGGCCACGCTTTGAGCGGGCAGAGATGGGAGGAGCTGAGACTATGGTGAAGAGACACAAGCGCCGGAAGTTTTCCGGGAGGGTCTGCGAGCAGATCGTGTACAAGGTGGCGGGCGGCACGGATCCGAAGACCAGCCGGCCGAAGAAGCCGCGGTTCCAGTCGCAGGAGGAACGCGAAGAATTCAACACCAGGATCTCGGCCGCGAAGTTCGCGGCGCTCGTCAACGCCAACTTCTCTCCGACCAGTTATTACTCCACACTCACGCTCGATCCAGAGCATGAGGTACATACCGCGCAGGAGATGCGCAGGATCCGGGACAAACTGTACCGGCGCTTGGTGTATCACTACCCCAAGGCAAAGATCGTCATCGTCTACGGCCGGGGCAAATCGACCAACCGCTTCCACCTGCACATGATCACGGACGGCATTCCTGCCGATGAGCTCGGCAGGCTCTGGGGCCTCGGCAGCGTCATCGACTGCAAACCGCTGCGGAAGCACAACTATTACTTAGATGAAAACGGAAACAAGACTGACCACGGGCAGGACTACACGGCGCTGGCCAACTACCTGCACGGCCACTGGTGCAAGGAATTCGGCGGCCACCGGTACAAGGCCAGCCGCAGCTGCGTCCGGCCGGAGCCGGAGCCCGCGACCGAGGCGGTCCGGGACTACAGCCCGACGCGCCCGCCAGTCGCCCCGCGCGGCTACATCCTCGTCGAGTCCAGAGCCACGCAGTATGGATTCCTATATTTCAAATATGTATGGGATCCCAAAAACGAGACACATAAGCGGAACGGGAGCCGCCTTCTTTAAGCCTTGTAAATGTGTTGAGTTTTAGAACGAAAGGGTGATAGAGACGAGCGACTACTGGCACAGGGAGTATATCTGCCCATTCTGGCAGGCAGCCGGGAAAAAGACGATCCGCTGCGAGGGAGAATGCGTGCTCGCATTTCCTGAGAGGCGGGAGACGTCAGACTACATCACGCGATACTGCGCCAGCTTTGACTACGTGCGGTGCAGCATCGCGGCGGCGAAGCTCCGATACTACGAAAGAACAGAATGAGAGCCGAAGCGCATGCGGAACGCCGTATGCGCTCATTCTGCGTGCGTGGGGTGAAAAGATTTTCCGGATACGCTATGCTGAAAAGCAGAAGGGAGGCGTGAGCCATGGCGAGGAAACCGAAGTATGAATCCGTGGAGCAGATCGAAGGGCTGATCGAGGCGTATTTTGAGAGCTGCAAGGGAGAGATCCTGCGGGATAAGGACGGGGACATCGTTTTCAACCAGAAAGACGGGACTCCGGTCTGGGTGGGGCGGAAGCCGCCGACGATACCGGGGCTTGCGCTGGCGCTGGGCTTTTCCAGCAGGCAGAGCCTGTACAACTACAAGGCCAGGAAAGAATTTATGGACACGATTTCGCGCGCGCAGACGCGCGTGGAACAATATACGGCCGAAAGACTGTTTGACCGGGATTCTCAGCGGGGCGCGCAGTTCGCGCTGGAGTATGGGTTCCGGTATCGCAGAGACGCCGGGGACGAAAAGCAGGATCAGACGCCGCGTGTGCTGCTGGAATGTGACGCGGAGGACGCGAGCGAATGAGAACGATGGATCTCGGGCGGGCGCAGCCGAAGCAGACACTCTTCCTCAAGGACAAACACCGGCACATCGCCTATGGCGGCGCGCGCGGCGGCGGAAAGAGCTGGGCCGTGCGGACAAAGTCGAAGCTGCTGGCATTCCGGTATCCGGGCATTAAGATCCTGATCGTCCGAAAGACATACAAGGAGCTGCAGAATAACCACATCGAGCAGCTGACAGCGGAGCTGGCCGGGTTCGCAAAATACAACCGGTCGGACAAAATGTTTCGCTTCCCGAACGGGTCGACGATCTCTTTCGGATACTGCGCAAACGAAGGGGACCTGGGGCAGTATCAGGGCGCGGAATATGACGTGGTGTTCATCGACGAGGCCGGACAGCTGCAGGAAAGCTGGATCCGCAAGATAAATCTCTGCGTGCGCGGAACAAATGGATTTCCAAAGCGGACGTATTACACGCTGAACCCCGGCGGTCCGGGGCATGCATACTTCAAGCGTGTCTTCGTCGATCGGAATTTCAATCCCGATGAAGACCCGGATGACTATTTCTTCATTCAGGCAAAGGTGGAGGACAACAAGGCCCTCATGGATACGCAGCCTGCCTACCTACGCGAGCTGGAGAATCTGCCGCCGACGCTGCGGGCAGCGTGGAAGGATGGCCGCTGGGATGTCTATGAGGGACAGTTCTTCGAGGACTTCCGGGACGTGCCGGAGCATTACAAGGACCGGCGCTGGACGCATGTCATCGAGCCGTTTGAGATTCCGGACGGATGGACGATCTGCCGGAGCTACGACTTTGGCTATGGAAAGCCGTTTTCCTGCGCATGGTGGGCGGTCGACTATGACGGGACGATCTACCGGATCATGGAGCTGTACGGCTGCACGCGGACGCCGAACGAGGGCGTAAAGTGGACACCGGACAAACAGTTTGAAGAGATCCACAAAACGGAGATGCAGCACCCGTGGCTCAAGGGGAAAACCATCATCGGCGTGGCGGACCCCGCGATCTGGGATGCGTCGCGCGGAGAATCGGTCGCAGACACGGCTGCGCGGTACGGCGTATTTTTTACGCCTGGCGACAATGAACGCATTGCAGGTTGGATGCAGTGCCACTACCGGCTGCAGTTTGACGAGGACGGATATCCGCGGATGTATGTCTTCAACACCTGCAGGGCGTTCATCCGGACGATCCCGACGCTGATTTATGACGAGCATCGGGCAGAAGATCTGGATACGAAGATGGAAGACCACGTCGCGGACGAATGGAGATATTTCTGCATGTCGCGGCCGATCAAGCCGATCCGCGCGGTGAAAGAGCAGCGGATCCTTTTTGATCCGCTGGACATGATGAAACGGAGGTAAGGCCATGCTGGCACCACAACTGACGGAGACTGAGAAGCAGACCATGATGACGGAGGTCTTTCTCGGATACAACCACAACCTCGAGCTGGCGGACGGGGAGTTTTACGACATGGAGAATCTGTCGGCGGATGATTATCCGCTGCTCGCGCCGCGGCCAAGGAGAGGGACGGCGCAGGCGATCGAGGGCGTGCAGGGCATTCTGGCGAAGGATGCGCTGTGCTGGGTGCAGAACAATACGCTGTACATCAACGGCGCTTCGATGGAGGCGTATATGCCGTCTGTGTCGATCTCGGCGGGGGAAAAGCAGCTCATTTCCATGGGCGCGTATCTGTGCATCTTCCCGGACGGGATCTACTTCAACACCGAGAAGTATTCTGACAATGGGTACATGGGGCAGGAGAACACCGTCAACGCGGCAAGCACGAACATTGACATTTCCCTGTGTCTTGTCGACGGGACGGCGCTGACGGTCAGTTACACGCAGGCCAGCCAGCCGGAGAGTCCGTCGAACGGGCAGTACTGGCTCGACACGTCCGGCAAGCTCCACACGCTCAAGCAGTGGGCGGAGGCGACGAGCCAGTGGGTATCCGTGCCGACGGTGTATCTGAAGCTTTCCGCGAACGGCATCGGGAAGGGCTTTCAGCAATACGACGGCATCCGGCTTTCGGGGCTGACCGGGAACGAGCAGGTCGAAAAGCTCAACGGCAGTCAGATCCTGTACGACGTGGGCGAGAGCTACCTCGTGATCGTGGGCCTCGTCGACGAGACGACGAAGGTGACGAGCGGGACGGTAAAGACGGCGCGGAAGGTCCCAAGCATGGACTTCATCACCGAGAGCGGGAACCGGCTGTGGGGCTGCAAGTACGGTGTGGCGGACGGAGAGACCGTCAATGAGATCTACTGCTGCAAGCTGGGCGATTTTAAGAACTGGGAGTGCTACCAGGGCGTGTCGACGGATTCGTGGCGCGCGAGCTGCGGCACGGACGGGAAGTGGACCGGCGCGGCGACGCTGGCCGACAGTCCGATTTTCTTCAAGGAAGACTGCTTCCATCGGGTGTATCCGTCGGCGACGGGCGCGCATCAGGTGGTCGTGCAGAAGTGCGCGGGCGTGCAGAATGGGTCAAGCAAGAGCCTGGTCGTGGTGGATGACCGGCTGTATTACAAATCGCGGATGGGCGTTTGTGTGTACGACGGGAGTCTGCCGAGCGAAATCGGAAGCTGCTTCGGGACGAAGCTCTACTACAACGCCGTGGCCGGCGGCGCCAGAGGGAAGTACTTCATCAGCATGGAGGATGAAGGCCATAACTGGTCGCTGTTCGTCTACGACACGCGCAAGGGGTTATGGCACAGGGAGGACGATACCCACGCGGCGGACTTCGCGCGGGTGGACGATGAGCTGTATTTCCTTGAGGACGGGACACTCAAAACCGTGTACGGCAGCGTCGGGACGCTGGAAGGCCAGGTAGGCTGGATGGCGGAAACGGGGATCATGACGTATGGACTCGTCGGGAAGAAATATGTCTCGCGCATCAATCTGCGCATGCAGCTGCCGAAGGGGTCGAGCGTCGACTTCTGGGTGCAGTACGATTCCGACGGCGTCTGGCGGCACTGCGGGCATATCGAGGGGCGAGGCCTCAGGACGTTCCTGCTGCCCATTCGCCCGGCGCGGTGTGACCATCTGAAGTTCCGGCTGACGGGAAAGGGCGAGATGAAGCTGTTCAGTCTGGCGCGAGTCCTGGAGGCAGGAAGCGATGCGTAAGACGGGAGGTGCAACATGGGTAGTCTGACACTTGCATACCCGTCCATCGCGGGGAAGACGACGCAGGAGCAGCTGGAGAGCATGCGGCGGTATCTGTGCAGCGTGACCGAGCAGCTGAACCTCGCCGACTGGTCGGCGAAGGCAACGCTGACGGAGATCTCGCAGGCCATCGACGCGGACAGTTTGCCCGAGGCGGAGAAAAAAACGACGCTCTCCGGCTACGGAGCGCTGAAAGCGCTCATCATCAAGACGGCGGACTTCGCCGCGGCGAACTCGGAGACGTGGTCGACGAAGCTGTCCGGCAGCTATGTGGCCATCTCGGACTTCGGAAAGTATCTCGAGAAGACACAGCTGACGATCGAGGGAAACTCCGTCGGCATCAAGCAGCTGTATGACTACACGGCGGGCGTCAACAATCAGTTCTCGGTGAACTCGCAGCAGTACATCAAGACGGGGCTGCTCTACTACAAGGGCGCTGTGCCGGTGTACGGCGTGGGCGTGGGGAACATCGAGACGACGGTGACGGACGGCGGCGAACGGGTCATCGACCAGACGAAGAACGAGCTGGTGACGGTGACGCCGGACCGGGTGAGCTTCTGGCAGGACGGGCAGGAGGTCGCGTATTTAAGCGACAAGAAGCTGCATTTCCCATCCGGGACGCTGGAGGCGGCGGGGGCGGTGCTGTCGGGGAAGATCACGGCGGCAGCCGACTCGACCTTCGGGCCGTGGACGATCTCGGAAAGCAGCATTTACCGCACGGCCAATGAATTTGGCGGCAGCGCAAGCATGTACTTCGGCACGAGCGGGCTTTCCATCAAGGACAAATTCAAGGTAGACGCGAACGGCAAGCTGACGTGCACGGGGGCTGAGATCGGCGGAACGATCAACGCAACGGATCTGAAGCTCGACGGTACGAGCATCCAGAAGAAGCTCAAGCAGATCATGGATGAGATCAACATCATCAGCAACGGTCTTGAGATCGCGGGCACAAATTTCTCCAACGGCACGATCGGCGGCGCGGAGGGCAGTCTGCAGTTTACGTCCTCCAGCTCGGCAGCCTATGCGGTCGACCTGTCGGGTCCGGCGGTACGTGTGCGGTCAACGAGCGGTGATGTGTATCTGCAGAACGCGGCGGGGACGGCCAGCATGCAGATAAAATCGGACGGGAGCATCCGGTTTACCGCTTCCGGCGGCGTAAGCGGCATTACGCCGGTGTTCGGATAAGGGGGCTGTCTGAATGGCAACGCTATCCGGCGCGTCGGGAACGCCGACGAGTATCACGCTGACGGTATCCGGTATGTCGTCAACGACGAAGTACAAACGGAAATATGAATATATCCTTGCGGGACAGGTCATGGCGACGGTGACGGACTCGACTGCGGGCACGACAACGGCCCACCGGGTCATTACTGGTCTGACACCGGACACGCTGTATATCTGCCGCGTGCGGATCTACAACAGCAGCACGGGGGCGCTTGTCGCCGAGACAAACTCCATCAGCGTGCGGACGCTGGCGCAGTCGACCTCGCAGGCGACGGTCAGCATTCTAAACTTCCTGGATAACCTGACGCAGCTGGCGAGCGGGTCCTTCAAAGGCGATATCGGAGATACGTTTTACATTTCGGCCGCGGGCACGCAGTATCAGACGTACTCGCAGCAGTATAATTTCCTGTACTTCCGGCTGTCGTCGCAGAACTACAACACGGAGCATGGAGCGAACTACCCGATTCCCATCCAGGAAGGGCAGACCGTAAAGGTCTACTACCAGAGCAAGACCACGACGATTCCGATCTACAACTACCTGGACGGGCAGCACACGCTGTCAGACGGGTCCGTCTCCGGCACGATCGGCAATTCGTTCTTTCTGTCCATGTCCGGCACGCAGTACCAGACGTATTCGCAGGAGTATGAATTCCAGTATTTCAGGCTCGCGTCGGAAGGGTATGCGACAAATCACGCGGCGACGGAGACGATCCCCATTACGAGCGGGCAGGCCGTGCGCGTGTACTACAAGACGAAGATCACGGCAGTCGCACCATACATCAGCGGGGTCACGCTGACGAAGAACACGGCGACGGTCACGTGGGACAAAAACGGCGGCGGGTACGGAAGCTGGACGCTCTACTGGGGAAAGACGAGCTATACGGCGATCGGATCGCAGTCGATCGGCAGCTCACCGGTGACGGTCTCGGGGCTGGAACCGGGCACGACGTATTATTTCTGGATCGTCAACAAGGCCGGGACGGACTCGAAGACGTCCAACACCGTATCTGGCAAGACGAAGGCACAGATCGCGGCCTTCGCGTGGACGAGCGACGATGCGACATATATCCAGGCGGGAAAGGCCGTGACGTATCTGACGGCGGCGAGCTGGAACCGGCTGACGGCGAAGATCAACGAGGTCCGGGCCGCCAGAGGCTACGGGAGCATTTCCTTCACGACGGCCTACGCCGGGCAGACGATCACGGCGGCCATCTACAACGAGGCGGCAAACGCCATCGGGAATCTGGCAGGCGCGGGAAGCGTCAGCACGGTATCGGAAGGGACGAAGCTGGAAGCGACGTACTTTGCAAACAGCTATTCTGCGCTCAAGGAAGCGCTCAACCGGGCAATCAGCAGTTATAACGGATAGGAGGAGCTATGAATATCACAAAAGCAGTGGTGCAGCTGCGGGGGCGGCTGATCGAGGCCATCAACGAGGCGGGGCTGCCGCCGGTCATCGTGGGCTTTGTGCTGGACGGGATCCAGAACGAAGTGGCAAGACTCACGGCGGAAGACCTGCGGAAGGAGGAAGCGGACAATGAAGACAGAGCAGATGCAGACGACCATGCAGAATGACACGGCGAGCGGGCTGACGGCGCGAAAGGCCATCGGCGAAGAGCAGGCCAGAAAGGCCATGGACACGCTGCAGAAATACCGGCAGGGCAAAAGTGCGCTGGAGGCGCGGGTCATTGCGTCGGAGGACTGGTGGCGCATGCGCAGCTGGCAGCGGATCCAGAAGGGGAACCCGGAGGATGACAAGTGGACGTCGGCGTGGCTCTTCAACGTCATCATGGGCAAGCACGCGGACGCGATCGCGGCCTATCCGGCCCCGGCCATCCGCCCGCGGGAACCGGACGACCGGGAGGAGGCGGCGAAGCTTTCCTCGGTGCTGCCGGTCATTCTGGAACAGAACGACTTCGAAGAGGTCTATTCGGACAGCCAGTGGACGAAGCTCAAGCAGGGCACGCTCATCTGGCACGTGAAGTGGGATTCTTCGAAGCTGAACGGCCTCGGGGATATCTCGGTGCAGCCGGTAGATATTCTGTCTTTCTTCTGGGAGCCGGGCGTGCGGGATCTGCAGAAGTCGAAGAACATCTTCCTGACGGAGATGGTGGACAACGATCTGCTGGTCGAGAAGTACCCGGAGCTGCAGGGAAAACTAAACTCCAAGCAGCAGGTGCAGCAGAAGTACAACACGGACGACGTCATCAACTTCGACAACAAGTCGATGGTGGTAGACTGGTATTACAAGAAATATCAGAACGGACGGCAGGTGCTGCACTTTGCGAAGCTGGTGGGAGACACCATCCTGCAGGCGACGGAGAACGACACAGAGCAGCGGTATGACACGATGACAATGCCGGACGGCAGCATCGTGCAGCAGCCGGTCGGAAAGCCCATGGCGGAGACGGGCCTGTATGACGACGGGGAATATCCGTTTGTGGTCGACGCGCTGTTCCCGGTGGAGGGCAGCATTGCCGGGTATGGGTATATCGACATCGGCAAGTCGACGCAGGAGCAGATCGACCGGATGAATCAGGCGATCGTAAAGAACGCGATCATGACGACGACGCCTCGGTGGTTCAAGCGGTCGGACGGGTCGGTCAACGAGCAGGAATTCGCGGACTGGACGAAGCCGTTCGTGCATGTGGATGGGAATCTGGGGCAGGACAGTCTGCAGCCGATCCAGGTCAACATGCTCAACAGCAATTATATCGCCATTCTGCAGAACAAGATCGAGGAGCTCAAGTGGACAACGGGAAACACGGACGTCAACAACGGCGCGACGAGCTCCGGCGTGACGGCGGCCTCGGCCATTGCAGCGCTGCAGGAAGCGTCCGGCAGGAGCAGCAAGGACTCCACAAAGTCGGCTTACCGGGCCTACGCGCGGATGATCCGGATGGTCATTGAGCGCATCCGGCAGTTCTATGATCTGCCGCGGCAGTTCCGGATCATCGGGCAGCGCGGGGCAGAGCAGTTCGTACAGTACAGCAATCAGGGATTGCAGCCGCAGACGCTCTACGGCGCGAACGGGCAGCCGGATGGAATGCGGAAGCCGGTCTTCGACATTGAGGTCTCGGCGCAGAAGGCGAGCGAGTACACGTCCATGGCGCAGAACGAGCTGGCACTGCAGTTCTTCCAGCTGGGATTCTTCAACCCGCAGATGGTGGACCAGACACTTGCAACGCTGGACATGATGGACTTTGACGGGAAGGACTCAATCATCCAGAAGGTCCAGGAGAACGCGGACCTGCAGCAGCGGCTGGTCGAGTGGCAGCAGCTGGCGCTGGCGTTGGCAGACCGGTACGATCCGGTCATGGGTGAGGGGCTGGCGCAGCAGATCCTGCAGGAGGGCGGACAGGCAGTCCCGCAGGCGAGCGCCGCGGCAGCAAAGAAGCCGGAGATCAACACCGGCGAGACGCAGGAGCCGAAGATCGTGGAGAATGCGCGCAAAAAGTCGGAAGAAAGCACGCAGCCGGGATGAGAACCGCCGCTTGCGGCGGCCCATTCCGGCGAGATTATTTCTGGCTGGCGTGGGGTGAAGTTGGGAAAAGTTTGTGCTACGATGATTTTAGAATAAACGCCAGAAAGGAATTTACAGCATGGAAGGCGAATTCACGGGCGCAAGCGCTCAGACCATGGGCGCAGCTGACGTCGCCGGTCAGCAGAGCGGGCAGGAGGCAGCCGCACAGGCGCAGGTGCAGCAGCAGCCGGTCAACGTCCCCGACGCTCAGGGACAGGGTACACAGGAAGAAACGTTCGACAGTCTGATCCGGGGCCGGTACAAGCAGGACTTTGATTCTGCGGTGCAGAAGGTCGTGAAGCAGCGCGTGCGCGGGCTGAACCAGTACAAGGGGCAGGCCGAGGCGATGGCGCCGATCATCGACCAGCTGGGCGCGCTCTATGGGATCGATACGTCGGACCCGCGGAAGACGGACTTCGCGGCACTGGCACAGCGCTTTTCCGCTGACGAGCGGCTTTATAGCGCGGAGGCCATGGAAAAGGGCATGTCGGCGGACGCCCTCAAAAAGGAGTACGCCGGCAGGGCCGAGAATACGGCCATGCGGCGGCAGCTGCAGGAGTACCAGATGCGAGAAGCCTTTGCCGGGATCCAGGCAGACTTTGCCCGGGATGTGACGGCGCGGTACGGCGCGGACTTTGAGACCGAGATGCAGAACCCGGATTTTGCACGGCTCATGGGCGCGGGCGTGCCGCCGAAGACGGCCTATGAGGTCATCCACCAGCAGGAGATCGCACAGGCACAGGCGCAGCTGGTGGCGAACCAGGCGCGGGAGAACGTCATGCGGACCATCCAGGCGCAGGGCGCGCGGCCGCAGGAGATCGGCTCCGGCGCTGCGGGCGGAGAGAACGTCCCGATGAAAACACACTGGTCACGCGCGGAGGTGGAGGACATGCGCCGCCGCGCGGCAAGAGGGGAACGAGTGATCCCCTGAGAAAGGAGATAAGAAGCTATGTTTAAATCCAAAGTCGGATTTCAGTTTTTTGCTGACGCCGGTACGCTCGTCAACGCGACCGGCAACTACGTAAACGCAGGCACCGGCCAGACGACCGCATTCAGCGGCAACGACACGCTCGCGCCGACCATGAAGACGTTCTACGACACGCAGCTGCTCGAGAATGTACGCCCGGATCTTTACCACGCACAGTTCGCAGAAAAGCAGGCGCTGCCGCGCAACCACGGCAAGACCGTCGAGTGGCGCAAGTGGAACACGCTGAAGGACGCGGAGACGTTGACCGAAGGTGTTATTCCGACGGGCCAGAAGATGGGTCAGTCCAGCATGAACGCCAGCATCGAGCAGATCGGCACGTACGTAACGATCTCTGATCAGCTGGAACTGCATGCGCTTGACAATATGATTCTCGGCGCAACAGAAGAACTAGGCGCTTCGGCGGCTCTGTCCATCGACAAGCGCGTGCGAAATGTCGTTGTGGCGGGTCACAATGTGCAGTACTGTGACAAGGTGTCGAGCTCTGGCACACACACGGCGGTCACTAGTCGCTCCGGCCTTGACAAGACGGCACTTCTGACGCCGCTCGAGATCAACAAGGCGGTGACGACGCTCAAGAAGCTTGGCGCAAAGCCAATCAACGGAAAGTATGTCGCTATCATTCACCCCTCCGTTTCTTTTGATCTGCGCAACTCCGATGGCTGGGTCGAGTCGCACAAGTATGCAGCGGTGACGGAGATATTCAATGGCGAGATCGGCGAGCTGCACGGTGTGCGCTTTGTGGAATCGAACAACGCGAAGGTGTTCAATGACTCCACTTGCCCGGTGAAAACAGCCGCATCTGACGGAAATCCGGCGGTCCACTACAGCGTTTATCCGACGCTTTTCTTTGGCAAGGGAGCGTTCCGGATGATCGACCCGGAGGGCGGAAATCTTGAGATGATCGTCAAGAACAAGGGCGAGATCGGTGGCCCGCTGGATCAGTTCTCGACCGTCGGCTACAAGGCAGAGATGGCGACGAAGATCGTCTATGAAGACCGTATGGTTCGCGTGGAAAGCTGCAGCTCGTACTCCGAGACAGACGAGGCAAACTAAGGAAGGAGAAAACAGCTATGGCAGAAGCAGCAAAGAAAAGCGCGTGGGATGAGAAACGAGCTGTATTTATCGAACGCGGGATGGCAAGCGAGGAACAGAGCCAGTTCGTGTGCGTGAACGGAAGAACGTTTCAGGTACCGAAAGGAAAGAACGTAGAGGTTCCGCTTCCGGTATATGAGGTGATCGCAAACGCGCGGCTGGCGGCTGAAGAGGCGCGCCGGCAGGCGAAGGAAGAAGACAAGTGAATGCCCATGACGGCATGAAGCAGAGGAAGGGGCAGAAATGCCCCTTCTTTTGGTAAGGAGGAAAAATGAAAATTCGGGAAGCGATCGAGACGGTCGACCGGTTACTGTCGAACCAGTACGAGACGCCGGATAAGGTCCGGTGGCTGTCGGAGCTGGACGGAATCGTGTATCGGGATATCATCTGCACGCACGAGCACGAGAAGGAACCGGAGCCGTTTACGGGCTATGGGGAGGACGTGGACTTAGAGACACAGCTGCTGATCCCGTGGCCGTATGATGAGATCTACCGCTGGTATCTGGGGATGAAGATCTGCGACGCCAACGGGGAGACGACGAAGTATGCGAACGAGGCGGCGAAGTACAACAGCTACTATCAGGGGTATTTCAATGCCTACAATCAGGCGTACATGCCGAAGCAGTACGCGACACATTTCAAGCTTTAAGGCGGTGAGACTATGAGCGTATATCGAGTAGAGTCGGGCGGCAGGGCCCCGGCTGGGCTTTCGACCGGCGACGAGGTCGTGACCGGCGGCGGCACGTACCGCATCACGGGCGTGAACGCGGACGGCAGCTACCAGTCGCAGCTGGTGAACAAGAACCAGACGACGAGGAACTACGGCGGCAGCTATCAGACCAGGAACAGCCCTTACACCATGTCCGGCGTGTCGGACTACACGAGAAGCAAGCTGAACGGGCTGGAGAGCGGGTACACGCCGTCGGGCAGCGTGCAGGCGGCGCAGGCGTATCTGGAGCAGGTCAAGGCCAGCAAGCCGGGCGCGTATCAATCGCGCTGGGACGATGAGCTGACGAGCCTGTATGACCAGATCCGGAACCGGAAGAAATTCAGCTATGACATGGGGACGGATCCTCTGTACCAGCAGTACCGGGAGCAGTATCAGCGTCTCGGGCGGCTTGCCATGCAGGACACGATGGGGCAGGCGGCGGCACTCACGGGCGGCTATGGCTCGACCTACGGTGAGCAGGTGGGCCAGCAGGCGTACAATGCGTATCTGCAGAACCTAAACGACATCGTGCCGCAGCTGCAGCAGCAGGCATATCAGCGGTATCAGGATGAGGGAACGGACCTTTATAACCAGTACAGTCTCGTGAAGGGCCGGGAAGATACGGACTACGGCCGGTACCGGGATACGGTGAGCGATTATTATTCGGATCTTTCGGATGCGCGGAGCGCGTACAACTCGGAACGGTCGCTGGACCAGAGCCAGTGGGCGACGATGCTCGACTACTGGGCGCAGAAGGCAAACAACGAGAACGCCGCCTACCTGCAGGCGCTGGCGGCGGAGCAGGCTGCGGCGAAGAAATCCGGCGGCGGAGGCGGCGGTGGGAGAAGCAGTTCATCTTCCAAGCTGAGCGACAAGAAGAACAACACGCTTGCAAAAGCGGCGCAGGCGTACCGGGCAAAGAACCCGAATGTATATCTGGACAGCCGGACGCTGGATAACTACCTCAACAGCAAGGGCTACAATGCGCTGGAGTCCAATACGTTCAAGGCGTATCTGGAATACTACGGCGCGACGTATCTACGGCAGCGGTAACGGAGGGAAGCATGGGACGAATCACACTGACAGAGGAACAAAAGCGGATTGCAGAGAGCATCCGCAGCGGACAGGGAGCCAGCACGCAGCAGGCTCCCTCCGCCTATCGCGGCGGAAGAATCACGCTGAACCAGAAGCAGATCCAGATCGCGAGCAAGTACGGCCTGCCGAACCCGGACTACGGGAAGAACGCGCAGAGCACGCAGACGACCGTAGACGATCCGCTGCATAAGCAGTATGCAGCGTTTATGGCATACCAAAACGCCGTGCGGGAGGCGGAGCTTGCGAAGATCGAGCCGGGGGCCGCGCTGAAGGGCCGGGCGAGCGGACAGAAGAAGACGGAGAATGCGGGGGCGGAGACCGACGGGAAGGTATCAGAGCAGGAATACGGACGGTCTTCCGCGATGCAGACGCAGTACGGCACGTACCAGAATTATCTGCGCGGCGTGGAGGCGGCGCAGGGGCTGAAGCTTGGGACACTGGCGCTGCAGGGACAGAGCGCACTGCTGGCCGGCCGGTTTGCGCCGGCCACGCAGCAGGTGCGGGAGGACGTGGATGCGCAGAACCGGCGTGCAAAAGCGGCGCAGACCGTGCAGCGGGATCAGGTGCGCGGGATGCGGCGGACGTCGCAGGAGCTGGACAAGCAGATCGAGGCGCTGGAGATCGAACAGGCGGACACGCATTTCTCCGGGACCGGGCTTTCGGAAAATGGAAAGAGCGTGACGCAGCTGCAGAACGAGATCGACGCGCTGAAGGAGCGCAAGGCGCAGGTCGACAGCCAGAGCGTGCTGGCCCGGGCACAGGAGGCGATCGGGAACCTGAGTAAGGAAGACCAGAATCTGCTCCGGCAGTACCGCGGGCAGGAACTGAACGGATATCAGGTGCGGGCGTATGCGAAGTACGACGCGAAGACGGCGCTCAGCGAAAAAGGCTACAGCGACGACACGCTCAAGCGGCTGGCGGAATGGCAGAAGGTGCTGGACGACTACGACAACGCGCAGAAGCTCGACCAGGCGGCGCAGGAGATGGGAAGCGGATCCTTCGCGGGGAAAGCTGCGGCGACGCTGTTCTCTGCGGCGCTGGCGCCGGGGAAGGCACTGGGCAATCTGGAATCGCTGCGCGGCGTGCTTCCAAGCTGGGCGGGCGGCTATCAGAACGAGGATATGCCGACGAACATCTACAGCCCGGCGTACAACGCGTCGCGCCTGTCCTACGGCATTCGGCAGAGCGTGATGCAGAATATGAACCCGACGGGGCAGTTCCTCTATCAGGCGGGCACGTCGGCGCTGGACAGCGCGGTCAACATGGCGGTCTCGACGGGGCTCGTGGGAACCTTCGGCGGCGTGGCCGGTGCGGGGGCGAAGGACGCGGTTGCGGAGACCATGAACTGGGTGATGGGATCGCAGGTCGCGGCGGATTCCGTGTATGAGGGGATCCAGAACGGCAAGTCCAACGCGGACGCGCTGGTCGACGGTATTGTCGAGGGCGCGATCGAGGGTATTACGGAAAAATACTCCGTGGGTGATATCATCGAGAACATGTTGAGCGGGAAGGCCGTGTGGAGGAAGGCACTGCGGTCGTTTGCGTCGGAAGGCGCGGAAGAGATCGCGTCCAACTGGCTAAACCGTGCGTATGACGTGGTGGCGAAGCATGACCGGGGTGAGGTCATGACGGCCTACGCAAATTATATCGCAGAGGGCAGGACGCCGGCACAGGCGCTGGCGGCGATGGTCGGAGACTTCGCAAAAGAAGACAGCCTTTCGTTCCTCGCGGGCGGTTTGTCCGGCCTTGCCATGTCCGGGACGTATGCGGGCGTGAACCGCGTGATTTTGGAAGCAAACGTCACGCAGACGGCCAGAGCGGTCATCGAGGCGGGCGAAGTGCAGGACGTCATCGACTATGGCATGGCGCAGGAAGAGGGCACGAAGGCGCACCAGCTGGCCGAGGAACTGCAGCAGACCGTGGACGATGGCGGCGAGGTGACGCAGAAGGCCGTGGAGAACACGCTGCGTGAGGTGGCGAAGGAGCAGCAGGCGGCAGTGGACGAAGGGCAGGAGCCGCGCGTGCCGGAGACGCTGACGCGGCTGGAACAGCTGCAAGCCCAAGAGCAGCAGGCACAAGCGAAGGCCGAGGCGGATGAACGGAACTTCCAGATCTTCAAGAGCGCCACGGAAATGGCGCAGGAGAACCAGAGGCTTGCGCAGCAGTACCAGCAGGAGCAGGAACAGAATCGGGCACAGCAGAGCGTTCAGGCCGTCCAGCAGGCGCAGCGGGCGGCACAGCAGCAGTACGATCAGGACAGCCTGCTTGCGCCCATTCCGGGGACAGAGAATATGGGCGAGCTGGACATGGAGCAGTACGCCCGGCAGCAGACGGCGGGCGCGGAGCAGGAGCTGGACGAAGCAGCCGCGCAGCAGGAAGAACAGTATTTGCAGGAGCAGGCCCGGAGAGCGGGCTATGACGAGCAGACGGCGGCGTATTTCCTGAACGGGAACACGACGGGCATGCCGGCGGAGCAGTATGCGCAGAGCTTCGGGCAGGTCTATGAGCAGGGCAGACTCGGCGCGAGTGAGCAGCGGGCAATGCGCTACGCCGAAGGAATGAATCAGGAGGTGGCGGCAGCCGCCTATCGAGCGGGCCTTGCTACAGGGCAGAAAGGGGTAAACAATGGCAGTATCGAGGTTACTGATGAAGGACAAGTCGGGCAGGCTGGTCAGCGTGCCGAAGGACAAGCTGGAGGCGTTCGCCAAAGCACAGCGCAGCAGCAAAGAGCTGACGCCGGAAGAAAGAGAGCGCAGGGTGCGCGAGATCTCGCAAAAGCTTGGGATGAAGTAGAACTTTCGACGCTCGGCTTTGGAAAGGACAACACGCAAAAAGTGCGCGTCATGCCGAAGGGACAAGAGGCCAGAAGCGAGGATATCCAGGCGGCGGAAAAGTTCTTCCGGTCGATGGGCGTGCAGGACGCGCGGTTCTTCACCGGGCAGCTGACGCAGGAGATCGATGGGCAGACGTTTTATGCGGATGCCGCCGTGACGGAGGATGGATCCGTGCTCATCCGGGCAGACAGCGAGGAATATTCCGCGTTCGAGCTGGCGAAGCACGAGGGATATCACCTGCTCGTCAAGCGCTGGCCGGAGATGGCGGCGAAGATCCAGAAGCGGCTGCTGGGCGAGGGCAAGATCACAAAGGAGATGATCGAGAGCTATGTGGACGCCTACGCCGGGATCTACGGTGACGACACGGACGCTTACGTCGAAGAGATCATCGCGGATACCTACGCCGGCATGAACCGCACGGACTACGGCACGAACCAGCTGCGCGCGGACGTGAAGATGGAGGTCGGCCAGTGGCAGAAAAAATCCGGCAGCGCGAGAGCGCCACCGGCGAAGATGTCGATTGCACAGGATTTCAAAAGCAGAGTGGCGGCATGGTACAAGTCCGGGATGCCGGAGGGCACGTCCTTTGCGCTGGGTGAGACCGGCGCGACGCTGCAAGGGCTGGGGGCAATCGAAAGCGATATTTATATGAACGGCGAGAAGATCAGCACCATTCTGAAGGAGCATTCGGAAATGACGATCCGCGAGATCCAGCGGATCCCGGAGATTCTGGACGATCCGGTTCTGATTCTGAAAAGCAAAAACAATGCGAGAAGCCAGTACGGAAACAGCCGTCTCGTGATGTTCGGTGCGATAAAGGCGCAGGACGGACGGAGCATTATGTGTGTCCTCGATCTGCGGCCAACAGAAAATGGTCTGCTGATTGACGATATGCAGAAGGTATCCAGCGCGTACTCGAAGGACGTGGCACCGGAAAACTTCATAAAGCGGAGTTTCATTCTGTTTGCAGACGAAAAAAGAACCATCCCGCTTCTTCGCGGCATGGGCTTCAAAATGCCCATGTCCCTTCTGCGGAGTGGTTCTATAGGTAGTATATCCTATGAGGGCAAAAGTGTCAACCTGCGCGGAGAAAAATTTTCAGATGTTGTAAGTGTTGGAACTACCGCAGAGACGGCAAAGAGGAAATTCTCTGCCAGCGCGGAGCAGACGCAGGACGAGCAGCAGACGCAGGACGAGCAGCAGACGCAGCAGGAGGACGAAAAGAAAAAGGGGCGGTATCGGGATCTGATGGGGGAGAAGGCGGCGCAGTACACCAGGCGGGCGGAAAACTTCCTGCTGGCGAAGATCGCGGGGAGCTTCGGCGTTTCGTCGGAAGCAAAGCGGGAGACGCTGCAGCCGTTCACGGAGCAGATCGTGCGGAAGTTTTTGCAGACCGGCGAGCTGGACAATAAGCTGGTGGGCGATTTGGTCGACGCGGCGGCGGAGATCAGCATGGAGGAAAACCAGTCGTACTACGAGGAGTACAAGGGGGTCCTGAAATTCATCGAGAATCAGAAGATCTCCATCCCAGCGCAGGACAAAGAGGATATCCGATACTGGAATCAGTTCCGGCAGCAGGCGGCGAAGAGCATACAAATCAGGGACGACGGGATGCCGGTGCGTGACGTTTACTGGACGCTCCACAAGAAGGCGCCGCAGTTGTTCCCGGCGAGCAACAAAACGGCGGGCGCACAGATCATGCAGATCTACAAGGTCGCCGAAGGGATCCGGCGGACGCGCGAATGGATCGAGGGCTACAAGGGCGTGGACGCGGCAGAGGTCAGCAAGGTCAAGCAGAATGTGTTCGAGGCCAGAGCGACGAATGCGCGGCTGGACTGGGCGAAAAATGACGCGAGGAATGCGGTCAAGGAATTTGCCGCAGATCTGCGGGTCACGCAGCGGTATCTCGACCGGCAGAAGAAGGCGAAGGACCTGCTGGGGCTGGCGATCCCGCAGTCGGCAGGAGAAGCGTTGGAACTCAGCAAGGAGGTCAAGAAGCTCCGTGGGCGTGTGCAGTATGTTATGAACAAGAACCTGCTGACGGCGGAAGACCAGAAGATCGTCGGCGCGCTGCTGCGCGGAGATATCAGCGAGGAAGCCGTGCGGAAGATGAAAAACAGCAAGGGCATTCTGGACGTCTATGAGGCGAAAGCGGTGTATGACGCGCGGATGCTGACGCTGCGGGCATGGCGCATGCAGAACAAGCAGCGGATGCTTGACGAGGTGGACGCGGATCTGGACGCAGCGAAGTTTGACCAGTGGGCCGACAAGGGGTCCGGCTGGGGCTACAACACGGAGACGCCGGAACGAAACTTCGCGGACGTGATGCGGAAGATCCCGGGCGGCGATGTGCTGGCAAAGGAGTTCAATAACAAGTATATCTACAAGATCAAGCAGAACGAGAGTGCACGGAAGAACTTCATCCTTGAAATTCAGGAGCGGGTCAAGAAGATGGATATCAGCGAGAAGGTCATGAGAGGGAACGCAGACTCCGAGGCTTACGCCGTGCAGCTGCTGGGCGAGGCACAGGAGAACGCGGAGATGCTGAAGGGGCAGGACGCGGAGGCGAAGAAGGACGGCAAGACCTATGAAGAATGGCTGGCTGTCATTCAGGAGCTGAAAGCGGATAACCCGAACATGGACTTCGCAAAGATCGACAAGGCGATCACGGAGTTTCATAAGATCTATGATGAGCTGCTCGACATGATAAACCAGGTGCGCGTGCAGTTCGGCTATGACCCGGTCTCCTACCGGCGCGGCTACTTCCCGCACTTCACGGAAAATGAGGAGAGCATCCTTGCGAGGTTTGGGCGGGAGCTGGGCTTCACCGGGACGGTCTCACCGCTGCCGACGACGATCAACGGGCTGACGTCCAGATTCCGGCCGGGCATCCGGTATTTCAAGAATGCCAACGAACGGCTGGGCTACGCGACGGCGTACAATGCGATCAAAGGACTTGATCTGTATCTGGATACGGCGAGCGACGTGATCTTCCACACGGAGGATGTGCAGCGCATGCGGGCACTGGAGACGCAGATCCGCTACCGCGCGAGCGACGAAGGCATCCGACGGCAGATGGACGCGATCGAGGCAAATAACGCGCTTGACCCGGACCAGAAGCAGCAGCTGATCGATGAGCTTTCGAAGAATGGGCGGACGCGAATGTCGCACATGGCGGCATGGCTGACACAGTACACGAATGTGCTGGCCGGGAAGCGCACGGATCTTGACAGGAAGCTGGAAGAGATCATCCCGCAGAAAATCTATAACTTCATGCGGAAGGCCCAGCAGCGCGTGGGCGCGAACATGGTCGCGGCGAATATCGGCTCGGCGGTCACAAACTTTATCCCACTGACGCAGGCGTGGGCGCAGACGAGCACGGTCAATATGATGAAGGGCATGTGGTACACGCTGGCGAACTACGTGCAGGCGGACGGGCTTGACCAGCAGTCGGTCTTCATCAACAACCGGAGCGGGTATCACGGACTTTCACAGTCAAGCATGGATAAGGCGTCTGAGATCGCGGGATGGGTGATGGAGAAGATCGATGGATTTACGACGGGGTCCATCGTCCGGGCACGGGTGATCGAGAACATGCAGCGCGGCATGTCGCAGCAGAGCGCGCTGGAGGAAGCCGACCAGTTCGCGTCTGGCATCATGGCAGACCGCAGCAAGGGCGCGACGCCGCTCATGTACACGGTGCGCAGCCCTATCGTGAAGATGTTCACGCAGTTCCAGCTGGAGGTCAACAACGAATTGAGTTGGATCTTCAAGGACATGCGCCCGCAGGAACGGAAGAAGGGCGTTCTGGCTCTGGCAAAGGCGCTGCTGAAATTCCTCATCGGCGCATGGCTCTATAATGAGGCGGCAGAAGCAATCCTTGGCAGGCGGCCGGCGCTGGACCCGCTGGACATGCTGAACGATACGGTCGGCGACGTGTCGGGGTACAAGGTGCCGAACACGTGGCAGGCGATGGCCGAGTACGGCGTGAATCCGAAGAACTGGGATTATACGACGGAGAAGAAGACGCCGGAGGAAGTATGGAAGGGCTTTGCGAGCCGCGTGGTCGACGAGCTGCCGAACACGCAGCTGCTGGCAATGTTCGGGCTGGACGAATGGATGGGGCTTGATCTGCAGGGCAACCGCATTGCAGTTATTTCGGCTTTCCCGGATATGGAGAAGGTCAACAAGGCGCTGCTGTCGAGCAAAGAGGACATGGCAACGAAGAAGAAAGCGCAGGTGCTGGTAGACGAGCTTTCGAAGCCGCTGTCGTATGCGGCGCTGCCGATGGGCGGCGGGCAGGTACGCAAGAGCCTGCAGGGTATCATGTCCGTGGTGAACGGCGGCAAATACAAGCTCAACAACGAGGGCGAGCAGCAGCTGCAATATCCGACGTACACAGACCGGCCGGGCGATGTGCCGCTGAAGCTGGCGCAGGGCGTGCTGTTCGGCAGGACGGCGACGCAGGAGGCGCAGGACTGGATCGAAAATGGATTCAAGTCTTTGTCCGTCAAGGAGACGAAAGCCTATCAGGCAATCACGGAGGGAGGCGAGGACCAGCGGGAGACCTATGCGTTCATCCAGGCGGCGCGAAAGCTGGAGAAGAACTATGACAAGATGATGCTGCTGAAGGCCTATGATATCAGCGACGCTGCGAAGGCAGAGTATTATTATCAGGTCCTTGCCGGGGATGCGCAGAAGGCGGAGATGGAACCGAAGAGCACGCAGGAGCGGATCGACTACATGAACGAGAAGATCCAGGACGCGCAGGAAGCGAAGCAGAAGCAGGATATCAAGGACGCCGTCGCCGCCGGGACCGTAACGCAGGAGAAGGCGATCCAGAAGATCCTTGCGAACGACTACGCCGAGGATGAGAACAAGGCGTACTGGCTCTATAAAGAGTGGACCGGCGGGAAGGACTATACGAAGTACGGCAAGATCCTGCAAACCATCGAAGATGGAGGGGATCTGAAAGCGGCGGCAAAGGAATACTTCGACCACGGAGCCGAGAAGGGCGATATCGGCAGTGAGATCACGAAGGCGTACAAGCCGCAGTACATCGCGGCCTCACCAGAGGAGCGGAAGAAGCTCAAGGAGAAGCTGCTGGCGGCGTATGTGGCGCTGGGGTTCAACCGGGCGGATAAGTCCAAGGATATTGACAAGTGGCTGAAAGAAAAATAACGAGCGGGCCGGGGCAGATGCCCCGGCCTTTGCTTTGCGCGTGGGGTGAATCCGGCGCGGGGGTCTGCTACACTGGATGAAAAGGAGGGATGCGGTATGGCGACGCCAATTCCGGGGGCTTATCCGAGCCCGAGGATCGACAAAGGGGTGCTGCGATGGTACGAGGGAGACACATTCTCGATCGTGCTGCGGTTCGACCTGAAGGACCAGGACGGCGAGGCCGTCACGATCGGGACGACGGACAGCATAGCGGTCGTGTTTCTGGACGATACGCGGCAGACCGTCCACACGTTCAGCTTTGCGAAGGTGGAGAATGAGCAGGTCACGCTGAACTTCGACGCGACGGTCACGGCAAAATTCACGAAGGGAAAGTACACCTACGATATCCGGTACACGCACGGCGACAAGACGACGCTGGCGAGCGGGAACCGGGCGTTCGTGGAGTAAGGAGCAGGTATGAGGGTAGAAATTCCAAATCAGATCACGGTGACGATCGGCGGGCTGATCTCCCGCGGGGTAAAGGCCGTGGAGGTCACGGACGCGGGAAAGCTGATTTTCACGCTGACGGACGGCAGCGTGATAGACCTCGGCTCGGTTATGGGCCCGCAGGGGCCGAAGGGCGAGACCGGCGCGACCGGCCCGCAGGGGCAGACAGGGCCGCAGGGCGCGAAGGGCGAGACCGGAGCGGCGGGCGCGAGCAGCACGTCGATCACGAAGAAATCGCAGAGCGGGACGACGGCGACGTACACGATCGCGCTTTCGGACGGGAAGACATTTGACTTTAACGTCGAGACCGTCAAGGGTGAGAAGGGCGACACGGGCGCGAAGGGTGACACCGGCGCGCAGGGCCCGAAGGGAGAAACCGGCTCACAGGGGCCAAAGGGCGAGACCGGCCCGCAGGGCGAGCAGGGGCCGAAGGGCGACACCGGCGCGACCGGCGCGGAAGGCCCCAAGGGAGCGACCGGAGACACCGGCCCGAAGGGGGAACCCGGCGAAAAGGGAGAGAAAGGCGAGAAGGGCGACACCGGCGCGACTGGCCCGCAGGGAGAAACCGGCCCGCAGGGGAAGACCGGCCCACAGGGCCCGGCAGGCCCAACCGGCCCGAAGGGCGATACGGGAACGGGCTTTACGGTCAAGGGCTATTACGGCTCGGTCTCCGCGCTGCAGGCGTCGGTCAAGAACCCGGAGGTCGGAGACGCCTACGGCGTGGGCGCGGCTGCACCGTATGACATTTACATCTATGACGGCGTGACGAAGGCGTGGGTCAACAACGGACCGCTGCAGGGCGCAAAGGGCGACAAGGGAGATCCGGGCGAACGGGGACCGAAGGGCGAACCGGGCGACACCGGCCCGGCGGGCGCCAGCGGAACGGACGGCA